CACCGGCAACAGCAGTAGCCGCTCCGGAACCAACCTCAGCAGGAACTGCTTCCAGCATAGAGGTCTCGAGGTAATCGTCAAAGCGGAGACGGGTCTCGTGCTCGGACTTCATGTACCACAGGTATCCGTTAGCACCGTTCTCGGTGGTCACTTCAATCCAGCCAATCTGCGCCATGTCGGAGCCGTTGACAGCGTACTTATCCTTCAAGATGATGGGGCTCGTCTCAAAGATGAGGTCGTCGGCCTCGAGAGAACCTTCCATTCCTGCACCGCCCTTAGCGAACTCAGAACCGTAGATGAAGATGGTAAGGTTAGTGTCACTTGTCTGACCCGCAACACCAGCATAACCAGTAGCCTCGTAAAAAGCCACAGTAATCTCATTAGTTGTAAGGTCGACGTCGGTGACAATAGCCTTGTTACTTCCGGTGCCGTTGTTCTGGTCAACCATAACCGTCTGCCCAACGCGGATAGCGATGTTGTTTACCGTATGCCCTCCTTGGAAGGCGTTGTCTACAGCGAGGAGGTCGTTGACTTTAATAACAGCGGCGGAAGCGCCAGCAGCAGCAATCGTACCACATTCTGCGTACTTAGTGTGGAGGCGCCCCTGCTCTGCCCACTTAATGAGGTCAGAATTAGAAGGCATCTCTGCACCCACCATACGGAGGAAAGAGGATACTGTGCGGTTACCGTAACGCTCGAACTCCTTCTCGTAAGTATCAGGGAGATACTGGTTGAGGAAGTCGAAGTTGTTGATGTAATTCGTCGAGAGCGGAATCTGGTCTGCGCTCGGCTGGAGTTGGAACCCCGGGGTTACTTGTACTGAACCTGCCATGGTTTCTTATGATTTGTTTCTTGGACTACGAATTTTGAGCCCCCGACCCGAACTGGGTGCGACGGCACGAACTTTGAATTCCCCCTTAGAAACAGCTTGGGGAACGGGACGCTCGGACATGTTGATGTTTTTTGTCTTGCGCATCACGTCATCCACCGCAGCCGCCTTGCCTTGCTCGTAAAAGAACTCAGCAAACTTCTCGGGGTTCATCGCGACAGCCAAAGACTTGTGGTATCCCTTAGCGTCCTTGACTAAGCCTTGCTCATCCAGATACTTGTTTAACCAAGCCTCGGGGGTTTGCTGCAACTTCTTCAATTCGCCACGGTCACCGGGAGAATACACATAGGATTTGTCGTTGAGGTTGAACTCAAAGCCCTTGAACTGTTCACTGAACACCTCACCAGTCTTCTCATCAAACCACTCCTTCCTGCGCTTCTGCTCCTCTTGGTACGTCTTCGCCTGCTCAACATATTGCTTGTACTCTTGGTACTCCTCGGAATTCTCCAGAGAACCTACGCCCCTTGACTCAAGAGGTGTTTGGTATTTCTCCTTCTCTTCTTCGAAGTACTTCCGTGCTTTAGCAACAGCTTTCTTCTTGGCTAATTTAGCCTTTTTAATATCAACCTCATCGTCGAGGTCTTCATCAAACTTATAGTCCTCCATCATCATCTCTACGTCCTCTGCGTCGAGTCCGTCTTCAGTCTGTAGGAGGTATTCTTTTAGCAACCCATCGCCGTCAACTTCGTCGAGGTTCTGGTTGACTTTCATAAAATCCTGTAGACCGCGACCGGTCTCCTGCTTGTACTTGTAATACGCAGCTACGTCCTCAGGTAAGTCAGGTGTCGTCTCACGCACCTCAGCCAAATCGTCCAAGGACTCAATCTCTCTGCCATAGCGGTTGCTCAAAAACGACCGGACGTCATCTTCAGAAAGCGTAGGCGCCTCAGGCTCAGGCTCAGGCGCGGTCTCACCGCTTACTTCTGCCTCATGCTTATCGAGCAGCTCCTGTTCAATCTGCTGCGTAGACTTTGCTTCGACCTCACCGAGGTCACGTACTTTAATTTCCATTTATATATAGTTTATCGTGGACTAAATTCTGACAAGTCGAAACCATCGAGGCTATCCTCATTCGACTCGAAACTCATCGGCGGCAAGTTATTCTTCCGTTGGTCAATAAGCTTGCTCTGCTCAGTATTTTGTTGACTGATTCTGCTTGACTTAGCTTCCTCGCGCTTGTCCTCACGTACCTGCAACTGCTGCTCCTGCATACCATGGAGCTGCTGGTTGTAACGGAACTCAAGGTCCATGAGCTGCGCCTTGGCCTGAGCCTCAGCTTGCATCTTCTCAATCTCGAAAGCAACCTCCGCCTGCTTGACCTGCATCTTGCTCTGCGTCTCCGCCTGAATCTTCTGCATGGCCGTCTGCGCAGCCATCTGCTGTGACTGCATATTGTTCTGCGCCTGCATCTGCTGCTGCTGGAGCTGGAACTGACGCTCCTCCTCCTGCTTAGCTACACGCTTAATCTTCAAGAGCTGGTTGGCAAGCTTGATGTTTTTAATCTCGCGGATATCAATAGCGTCCTCGAGGTCGATACCACCCTTACTCAAAGCCATTTGGATATTGGCCTCAAGCTGTGCCCGCTGCTCCTCGTCAGGACTAACCTCGATGAAGACCCCGAAGTCGTAGATATACAGGTCGCTAATCTCCCTAAGGATACTCACGTTGTACTTACCAATCTGATTCACAAACTCGTCCTTGAAGTCAGCGTACTCAAGGATGTCACTGATGCGGTATGTCAAAGCCTCCGCCAGAGAACGGAACATATACAGGCTCCCGTCCAAGATGTGGCGGGTAGCTGTATTGCTGTTGGCGGCAGCCAGCTTCTGCAACCCAACCAAGGCGTGAGGGTCGGGAGTACTTCCGTCGCGAGCCTCGTTGAGTCCCGTTACGTCACGAATCATCTGTAAGTAGTGATTCATATTCCCAATCAGCATCTGCGTCTTAGCCGCACCGCTGTTGCTATTGAGCTCTTGGATAGGAACCTTGCCTTGGTTGTACTCCCCGTCCTGAGTGTAGGAGCGGCCTACAACACTACCCGTTTGGAAGTACAGTCGCAAAGCATCCTCTGGGCTGTAAGCGTTGCCCGTACCGAGGTCGACCTCACTCAATCCATCCGCATCGATATACACGCCGTCAGGAACGGTGCGAGAGATGACCTGCTGGAGCTTGAGGTGCGTAACCTGAATGAGGTCAGCGAAAGGAATCATACGCCGCGTAAGCGACTCGATGACCCCCTTGTACATGCGTGGTGCCGTAGCCACATAGTTGGGAAGCGCGTGCTGAGAAGCAGACTTCGGACGCACCATATTCTGAGCTACCTCCCACTTGAGCAGGATGTTGGTGCCCATAACCATGACGCCGTCATACCATACGTCGATGGTCTTCTCGACCTTCTCGTAGTCGCCCTCCACCATCATCTCCTCGGGAGGGTTGAACTGGTCGTCCTTTTCAATTACGCGAGCCCCATCGCCGTCAAGCTTCTTACGCTTGTAGACAATCTTCTTGGTCGTCTTATAATTGAAGTACATCAGCGTAGCCACATCACGATAGAACATGTCGTTCTCGTAATACTGAGCCACGTTGTAGTAGTCGTACCAGCTCTGGCTGTACTTGCTAATCTCTTCCAAGTCCTCGTTGGTGAGGCTCGGGTCAATCTTCATGAGCTCCGTGATAGGGAGCGTCTTAATCTCTCCCCAGTAGAAGCAGTCCTTGAAGTATGGGTCCTCGGTGTAGCTATACACCACGTTGGCAGGGTCCACATACGATACCTGAACGCCCGCGCCGGGCAAGAACTCGTGCTTAGCTACGCTAAGTCCCAGTACAGCAAGGTCGTAGTCGAGACGCTTGCGCGTATCGGTATAGTGGTTTTCCTCAAGGATGGTGTTGATGGCCTCCTCCTCAGCAATCTCAATAGCAGGCTTGTAGTTGAGCTGCATAAAGACCTTGAGCTCCTCGTCGCTATTGGGCAGGTCGTCGGAGTTCATGGTGAACGGGTCGACACCAGTCTTCTGCTGAATGATTTCCAAGACAGGCTTGGCTACCATCTGCCCCTCAATCATATCCTGATACTTGCTCCGCTTGGCTTGCGAGAGGGCGTCTTGAGCGTAAGCCTTGACCTTGAAGACGCGCTCGGACATACCGTTGACGACGATGTCAATAAACTTAGGCAGGATAGGAACAGGCGTCCAGTCCAAATTCAAATACGAAAGGTCGCCATCAACGGCAAGCTCGTTCTTGTACTTAGCAATACTCTGTTCGCCACGAGCATAGAGACGCAGACGGTTGAACTCCCGCCACTGGTTGTAAAACCGGCACTGGTTTCCGTCCTTTTTAAACCACTCGTATTGAATGGCTTGACCGACCATCAAGCCGTACTCATCACTTGCCTTCTCCGCGTCAGAAACAAACTGACTTGGGAAACCAGCAGTGGAGATGTTTACCTTGACGTCTTTCATTTAGTCCAATCGTTCACTACGAAAACCACGGTTGTTGTACCTCGGCAAGTTAATGCTTATAGAACTCTTCTTCTGTTCAGGCATATAGAGGTGTTTTTGATTAGCCATAACCGCCAGTCCGCTGCTGATGGTTGCGTCGAAAGCAGTCCTGTTGCTGATGTCAAACCGAGCCCAGTCCTCGAGGGTACGCACGAAAGCCATAGCCCCCATCTCCCCGACCTCACGGTATGTACCGTCCATGTCTACTCCGATATGCTTCTCGATATAACTCTCGATAGCGGCGGCGTGAGCCTGCTTGACGTCCTCAGAGCTGTTGGGGATACCACCTAGCTCCTTCTCCGTCTTACTCAGCTTGTTGAAGTTCTTGTCCGGACGGTTCATACAAAACCCACGGTACCCACGGTTCTTGAAATGGTACAGTAGCCTTGGCTTGTTGTTCTCGATAAGGATGGGCATGCCATAGAAGACGCACGCCATCAAGACCTCCTCGAAAAATATCTCAGCCGTCTGTGGCCTAGCGACATACTCCAAGAAGAACTCATTGGTAGGGGCATCATCCATATGGAACTTTGTCATTCCGTGAAGAGCACCGTTAGAGCCGCCGCCACCCACAGTGCCACTAATGTCGTAAGAGTCACATCCAAATGAGCCAAGGTGCTCGTTACCAGCATATTTAATTCCACGTTTCTCTACTATTCTGTTCTGCTGACCCTTGTTCGGAGTCCAAGAAACATTAAACCTACCCCTTTTATCGGGCCTGAATATTACCCTAGTGTCCTTAATTCCATTCTCCCAACTGAAAGACCCGCGCGTGAGGTAGTGCTCCTTAACAAGACTGTCGGCGTAGTCTATCTGCTGGTAAATCTTAGTGAGGTTGAACAAGCTCTGCTTGCTCTCATCGCGGAACGCATGTGACTCAGTACGAGGGAACTGACGGTAGAACTCGTTGAGCGCATCAGGGTCGCTCTTCATGCTGTCTACCTCTGCCTCCCAATAGTCTATGGCTCCACCGCGAATCATCTCACCATCAACGCCACGTACGGGTTTCTCCTGAGCGTTGAAGACGGGGTGACCGTACTGGTCTATGAACCCCTCCATGTTGTACTCCATAGGGATGAACAAGGAATACATACCGCTCTTGGTCTGTCCGTTGGCGTTCCTTGTAGTCGGGTCAGAATCCTCGTACAGCTTCTTGAAGTTCGCACCACCCTTAGCCAAGGCGTTCGATGTAGACCCCATCAAGCACTTGCCGATAATCTTGCTACCCAAGCGCAGGCACGTCTTGGTTACCCTCCAGTTGTTGAGGATATTGTTCGGCTTGACCCACTTCCCACTCTCGTCGTGTACTAGTAGGAGGAGCTTCTCTCCGTCGTAGGAGTTGTCGTCGGTGTTCTTCCAGTCGATGGTGGTATCGAGACCGAGGATTTCCTCAGCTTCGATGTTGTACATATTC